ACGACCATTTAGCATATGACTTGCAATAGAGTGTGCATTGGATTCAGCATACCCTGCCCTGAGTGCCGCTTCCGTTTGCGTAACCTCTTCTGTAGCGTAAATCATTGCAAACTTTTCCTGCATGGGTGTCAGCCCTTTTTCCACCCGAGGGTTTGCAACAACGTCCAAACTATTTTTATGAGTGACTTTCGCTTTTGCCATAAGACCATACTACTTTTCTATAATAGGAACGTAAATAGAAATCGAGTCATTACAAAAAACCAACGGCTCAAACTCGCGTAGCTGTCTAAAGTTTAGACTACAATATATGAATTAGAGGTATAACCCTTTGATATGATTGTATAGCCAGATAACGTATATTTGAATATCGGATAGAGTACCATGATCCATATTTCATTTTTGATACTATATATAAAAGTGACACAATATCAGAGAGCCACGGTTATTAGACCGTGACCCTTGACCCTTGTGTTGTTGTTTAAAGAAAAAGAATTACCAGTAAAACAGGTATCATATCCCAGAGTAATTCCATGATTACCACCAGCAAGAGTAAACGACTTGTTTACCCTCCTTGATGGCAGCTTTTGCGGCTTCTATAAAAGCTAGGTCATCTTCCCTGTAATGTTTTACAGATTCATCTTGGAATTGGTGACCGTAGAAAAAACCGCCATCACAGACATTTTCAACATACCCATTATGAATGGCTCCCTCCAGCTTATTTATATCACCTTCGGTGAGTACCATATCATTGCAGTTAAGCTCAACGGCTGGTCTGCCAGTTTTTTCAACCCAGAGTTTTTCCATAAAGTCTTGGAGCCGAGCATGTTTACGCCAGTAAAAATCTTGCTCTGTAGTTTTTATTTTAGCATCCACATGAATATGTGCGTATTGATCTAATCCCATTATACCCTCCAGTTAAGATTGAGCAGCCACGCTGCCTATAGTTTTATAATAAAGTGTGATGCCACATGAAGTAGTATTAAATACTCCATGTGACTATTTTGTTTAACCAAATATCCACAGAACTATGAGCAGTGTTATTGCTCCTAAAATGCCAAACAGTATCAATGTGTGCCTCCTTTGTTTGAATCGTAGCCACCATTGGCTACCATTATATAATAAGGTGTGAGAGCTATAGAGGTTGGTCATAATACTCATCGCGAACAAAATGACGGTCGCCGTAGCGACCGCCAGTCTTCCAAGGGAGGAGATTTATCATTACTCATCTTTTTGTATCGCGCAAGCATCAATCATTGAGTGTGCGATATTTTTTGCACGAAGGGCAGTATGCTCATCAATGAACTCCTCAATCTCATCAGGATCCATCAATCCGCTACTATTGAGTTGTTCTGCACATTGTCGTGCATTAATCTTTCCATCCACAAAATCACTCTGAGCATCTTCCATAATACCCATCGCCCATGCTTTGACTTTACCCATCTTTCCTATACTCCTCCATCCATGTATTTACAACTTCTGTAGCTGCATGTCTTGTTAAACCAAACTCTTCCATGATGTATGCGGTAGCACCGAACATATTTGTTTCACCACTTTCCCGCAAATCATCAAGGAATTGTTTGTACGATTTACTCAATCCACCAGAGTTACCCATTAGTATTCACTCGGTAGCATAAGTACGCCATCCTGTAAGTAGAACTTGAAACCAGAGTTAGTGGGCAGATCAGTATACTCAATAGTGCGAGTATGCAGGGTTATCGGACCACCACCTTTATCACCATCTGTACCTACAATCACTGCGCCATTACTATCATCAACAGTTACTTCAATGAAGATAATAGGGTCTTCTTCACTAAGCAGTGGCAGGAACTCAGTAGCTATAATATCCATAAGCCAGTAAGCACCCATCTGTTCAGCAAAGGATTTAGTACCATCCGTGAGCCGTAGTTCAGGCGTCATAGGTAATTGGTGGGAATAATGATTTAGGCTACCAGTGAAGGCAGTAAAATCAAAGATCGAGTCTTTTGCGTTATTCATTCTATGCTCCTTTCTATAAGCATTTATACCATACTTTAACTATATGGCCTGAGGTATTGAAAACAACTAATAAATACTCAAAGTAATCGTTTAGGTGTTCCATGGATTTGCAGCCAATGATTTAAGGTAACATCTGCTTTTGCTCACCACATCCTGCATAAATCATACAATGAGGGACAGGAATGTTTAGAGATCCATGGCCTTGTATTCCGCAATGCTAGACTCCTCTAAAACATCGCTAGGACGTCGTCAAACCTAATACACGTCGCCCAGAAAGGTGTGTCGTTACCCCCTCTATCTCGGAACAGGATTATTATCATCCTGCCCATATAAGTATTGTAGACTCCAAAATTCCGATGCTTCCTCATCACCGTGTATTATACGCAACTCTTGCCTATCAATAATCCAAACTTCATTATCGGGGCGAAAGCATATCCTAGCATGTAGGTTATCACTTATATCAAAAGCACTACACTCAGCAGTAGTCGGGCTTGCCCAGTCAAACGAAACAATTAGTTCCAGAAGCTCTGGATCCTTTTCCAAATCCTTTTTATCCATCGGTCCCTCCTTGGTGTTGCAGATAGAATGTGTAACCCAATCAATGAGTTACCCCCAATCTTTACGGTCTTCTTCATCTCGGTACGCATTATGGTACTCCTCAATCTGAGCCTCAGTCATTTGTGGTGGTATAACCCGCTCACCAACATATGTCCCCTCAGGGTAGTAATGAGGTTTATATGGCCGACCGTAGTAGCGATCAGCACTACCACGGTCAGCTGGTGAACCATGCCTATGACACCTCACGCTCAAGCTCCCTATCCATACGAGCTTGGGCAATACGCTCAGCACATAACATAGCTTCTTTATGCACTTGAGGATACCGTGCTTCAACATAACCTTGGTAAGCGAGTAACTCACCGTACAGATTAGCTAGATCACCGATCTGTCTTGCAGAATCAGAAACTTCATGGTGAACACGAGTAAACTGCTCAAGGTTTTCAATAAAGTCTTTATTGCTTGTCATGGCTTGCTCCTTTCTCTAACAATATGCCATAATTAACTTTATGTATTTACAGCCTCATGTGCAAGCCGTAATTTATCACGCCGATAAATATTGTATATCATCTGTCGGCTTACACCATAATCATCTGCAATGCTTTGGAAGGTCTCACCAGCCTCCCGTCTATTGCGAATATCAATGCGACGAGCAGTAATCCAATCAGCATCTTGGCGTGTATGTCTACCATCGGGTAGATCTAGGTTATACTGCATCTTCCATCGGAGAACGGTTGGTGGTGCAATATCAAAATGATCGCGGAACTCTTTATGGCTACCGACAGTAGCTGCAACTTCACGCAATGTTTCTACATCAATCGGAGTTCTAGCCATTTTGCCCCTCCCAAAACTCATCCGGCCTATCGTACGGATGTTTAGGTGTACTAGAATCACCTGAGCGCAACTTATAATGACGAGTGGTATTCTCTTTAGGTGTTGCGTGGAATGATTTCATATACCGATGTAACTCATCTAGTGATGGAAACATAAGTGGGTCTTTAACCATAGGTCCATCCAGTAACCAGATTTTACAGCCTGTATCACTAATATCATTAGCTTGGTAGACTTCCCATATGGGTTTCATGCTGCCCTCCTTGCTACAAGTGCATTATAAGAACGGATGCCTTGTTGTGTTATATGGTAATAGTAAGGGCGACCAGAAGAACCAATACGTTGTAAATCACCACGAGTACAAAGTGTTGACAGTATTTTAGATGGGTCACACTCATTAGCTAGATGGTCAAAATCATCTTTACACATTGTTGCTCTTGTCTGTGCAAACTGCTCAAGTATCTTAGAAGTGTAACTGTCTTTTGTACGCATTGAGCTTTGTGCAGCAGTAGCTTTTTTCTTACGACGTATAGGCACGGCTGGCGACATTGGTTTAAGGTCAGCGAGCATTGGCATTTGTTTAATAAGCCAACGGATTTGACCACCAATAGTACGGCACTCATGGTCAGCTACTCGTTTGAGTATTTCATAGGTCTCAATATCAAGAGCTACGGATTTATGGTTATTGGTGTCCATTTCTTTCTCCTATGCACACAGGTCTAACATAAAGTCGGGGATAGGTCTATTAGTCCACTTACAAAATTCTGACTTTTCCCCACGGTAGTAATCACGGTACGCAACCATAACATCATGGTGTTTATACTCATCCGGCATAGCTTGTGGGAATTTGGTAAACCCACGAGCAGTAAGAGCAGGAGGCGCACATCGCACCGCATACAATACTGATTCGGACTTATGCACTTTGCCGTATCGGTAAGTGTATTCTTTGAATAAGTGATAACCTACACTCCAAGCTAAACGGTAATTATCTACAGTCTGGCCTACCCATAGAGTGCAGGGGTGTTTTTCATGTACAGATAGATAAGGTGCTTCATTGCCATGCTGCCAATGAGTAGTGCAAAGCATCTGCACCATCTCAAGTGGCATTTTAACAACATGCTTATCACAGTGCATTTGAGCGCACTGCTGAGGATCCATAGATAACCAGAATATATTCATGGTAATCTGTGCTCCGGAATAGGTAAGCTGACTGTGAGTAAGCGGTTGGGCGGCTGACATATAGCGTACATGAGTACCCTACGCTGTGGCTCCTCAGCTTTTAGTTTGCGTATTGCCATAGTGCAATCCTGTAAATCATCATAACGCCATGTGCTGTATTTGGCACAGCCATGGAACTCTGTAATTGTGTAATAAACTACATGGTCAAACATATAGTCTTCATATTGTTGCCAATCCATAAGCAAACCTTTCTGCGTTTACTTAATTATAGTAGCATACCTATTTACGGATTTGTACTTCAGGGTAATAAAAAAGTTATCTTTTTTATCAAACGCTTAAATTATAATGGATTAACACTTTGTTCACTGGTTCAAAATCAGCCAGATCAGAAAACTTTTTATAAAGATAATTGATGCCTGTGTGCATTATCACTTTCATCTGGTCACTTTGATTTGAATGGCGATGGGAATAGAGTACGAGTTCAAGCATATCTGCCATTTTCAATCTGTTCTTTTCTTCTGGGGTAAGAACAAATATCAATCCAAGGTCATCCATCACTTTCTTTTCAGCATCCTCAAATGCTTTATGTACTTCAGGAAAAGACCATTTAGCTGTAGCTGGTATATCACCAAGGATAAGTTCAGGTACATCATGGTACAATGAGGCCATAATCAATTGTTTTGTACTATCAGGCCAAAGCTGGTCAATCAATATACTTACTGCGTATGAATGTGCTCCCACTGTCTGTCTCTCTGCTTGCATGGCAACTGTGTGGAAGCGCAATAAAAACTGAGCATCCCACGCTGTTGTCAAAGTTTTAATGTTCGGTATTGTCTTGCATTGGCGTTGCGCCATCGCTTACCCCTCTTAACCACGGCTTATCACTAAATGTCTTTTTTGCCTCGCCCCAACTCGGACCAAACTCAGCATCTACCACACTCGGTATTTGCATATCAACACATGTCTGCATTATTTCTTTTATTTTCAATCCATTATCCGGATCACCAACTGATATATCTAATTCATCATGCACTTGTATGAGGGGTACTATCCCTTCTTTATGCAAAGCTACCATCGCAGCTTTTGTTTGGTCGGCAGCACTACCCTGTATCAATCGGTTGAGTGCTTTATAAGTAAAGGCACGTTTGATAGCTGGACCGTGCTCTGCATACGCATCTTCATATGTCTGTGGTTTATACAATCCGTACGCATTTGGTTCCCATTTATCAAACCTACATTTGCGACCAAGCAGGGTACGGATAACACCTTTATTAGAAGCACGGTTGACTACATAATCAGCAAGCTGTTGAACAAAAGGGACTTTACCGTGGTACTCAGCAAATAAATCTTTAGCATCTTCAAACTCTAAACCGAGCTGCTCTGCCAGTTTATTCTTACCCATCCCGTAAAATAGACCAAGGTTTATATCTTTAGCTTGTTTGCGTGGTACTCCTACAATATCAGCAGCCATTTGGTGAAAATCTGTATTAGCATCTACATTGTATTGGTCGGCAAACTCTTGTGCGCCTGTCAATTTAAGTAGACTGGCATAATGAACAACGAGCCGTGGTTCTTGGCTACTGTAATCAAAAGCCCCCCACAGTTCACCTTCTTCTGGTAAAAACAATCCGCGTATCATCGGACCAATCTCAGCATTCCTTGCTGGCACTTGTTGTAGATTAGGATTGCTATAACTAAACCGACCTGTAACCGTCCCACCATCATCACTGCGAAGGCTGTGTGCTTCCGCATGAATGCGACCATTGTGTTGGTGCTTTATAATAGTGTCGATAAAGGTAGTTCTAGCCTTATTCAGCTCACGAGCTCGAACCACAGCCTGAGGTAATGCGTGGGCATGGTTAGCTAGAAAATTTTTAGTGAAGCTAGGCTGTCCTGATTTGGGCGTTTTAGGGTAAGTCAATCCATTTGCATCAAATGCTTTAGCGATACTAGCTGCTGCCCATATATCAATATCACTGCCACCAGCTTCTTGTAATACTTTTTCTTCCTCAGCTTGCAGATATTGTTTCAACTCTTCAGCTTTACCAAGGTCTACACGCACACCCTTCTTACGCATATCAAATACAACTTTAAGAACATTTAACTCAAGGTCAAATATATCTCCCACATCTTCTTTTTGTATGAGACCCTTGAAGAACTGCCATAGTTTCAAGGTAAGTGTTGCATCCTGTTCTGCATATGCTCCAACAAAATGAGCTGGCAGTTTATACATCTCACTCTTAGCATTTACACCAAAAGAGTTAGCTGCTTCATATAAATCCCTTTCACTCTTACGTTCATTAAGGTAATCGCGACCAAGAGCATTTAGGGCATAACTAAATCTATTTTCATCAAGTAATGCGGCAACAACCATTGTATCAACAATACGACCTTTTACTTCTATACCTTCTGCCCATAGCCATCCAAGATCATACATAGCATTGTGCATAATATAATCGCGTTCAATAGAGCATACATCAGCCAGCCAGCGGAGGGTTTGCTTTGCATCTAAGTTACTGCCGTTTTCATGCCTGATTGGGAAATACCAAGAAGCACCATCTACAGCTACAGCGACGCCAATTACATAACCATCATTGCGAGGCCAGCCACTACCCCGAGAAGTAAGGTTAGGGTCACAAGTTTCTAAATCAATAGATACTTCCCTAGCCTCTGCTAGGTTAGGATAGCCATCAGGCATAACCCACTCAGTCGGAGGTGTGAATAGAGGAAACTGCATCGTTTACTTTTACTTTCATAGGTTGGTTGCATTTAGAGCAGTGAGGCCATTTGTTTTTGAGTTTACGAAAAGTCATTACTTTCTTTTCCCTACCACACTCACACTCGGCTAATACTTCTCTATCCAGCTTTTCGTTTACCATTACCTCGCATTCGCACTTCTGCTTCTACAAGAAATAAATACCGACGTAAGTCACGGATATCATCAAGGATACCTTCCTCACGCATATCATCAAAGGCAGCTTCAAATACATCATAATTATATTCTGTAACTTGTTTTTCAAGCCTATCCCATTTACGAGCCAGCATCATAAAAGCACCTACACCGCCACGCTGCTTCCAGCTATCACCGTAAGACTGCTCTGAATTATGCAACCCTTCTACATCTTGATTAGCTAACCCAACGATATTATTAACAATAGGGCTATAATCATCAGGGGTAATATCACCGTTTTTTGCCATATTTGTATACTCCTCCCAATCTAATTCCTGCATACACCTTTTCATGTATTGTTCGTGGCTTTCTCTTGCCATTTATCTCTCCTACGTTCTAACCATTCCCAAGTAGCTAAATGCCAATCATCGGGTTTTATATTTGCACAATGGTCAAAAGCTAAAGCTAATTCTTTAGCTTTCCATGCTTGCCATACTCGGTGCATAGGTTGTGCCAAATCAGAGAAACAGGAGTTTTTATATGGTCTTGGCCTTTCAGCATCTTCTATAAACCAACCAAGCTCTTCATCAAATGATTCTATATTATTTACAAGAGCATCTGGCCTAATCATACGCACATTGTATGATTCATAATCAGGGTTCATACCTTCTAGCTTTTTTAATACTTCAGTATAAGCATGAAGGTTATTACTAAACTGTGTATAGATACCAACACTCGCGCCAATGCGTGAGGCTATGTACTCTTGAAGAATGGACATGTGGACAGCATTAGCTCCCAATGCACCCCAGATCATATCATTACTACGGTTGCATACAGTCATATCCAATACATTGTCACGCACACTAAAATAGATATGAGTATTACAGGGGTGGTCTTTACAGCTATTAGCCATCCGTAAATCACCTTCAGCATCCCACATTGCTAGAACTGCTCGTCTATCATTTGTATGTGTCATCAATCGGTGAGTAATCACATCAAGCTGATCACGATGAAAATAATTGCGCCAACGGTATCCGTATGCTCCCTGCAATATTTTACCATCATCACTATACTCACCCATCCGTGCATTATAGCGTTGTATCCATTGCAGATCATTACGCCCTGCTAACATCCACAGGCTTTCCATAAAGTGAAATATCGGGTTTGCATCACGCTCGGGGTAAAACAGTACACGCTCGCGTGGGTTATTGTAGACAATAGCGCATGGTTCACGGAACTCAATTGCTTTACCATTACGAGTTTCTACTTCCACACCATCAGCTTCTAATGCTTGCTTTACAACAAACAATGCTTCACTAACATTTCCTACGGTGAAAGTATGCACCCCTCGCATGGGTGCTTTGCCATATAATGCCATATTTAACCGCCTTTCTATGGGGTTTTAAAGCCGCTACAGCGGCCTGATTTAATTTGCCCTACCCTACTACTAAAAGCAACCCTCTAGCTGTCTGAGTAGCCTGTAATAAAGTCAAAATGTTTCTTAACTCTTTTAGTATAAGTGCCTCCTTTTAACGCCTCCTTGATTGCAAGCGTTGTTTCCTCAGTAGGCTCGGGTAATGCCTTGCGTCCCATGCGGTCAGGTAACAATCCATTACGCAGAGTGGTATTGTCACAACCGTTACAAGGACCGAAATCACGTTGCCCATGATACAATTTTGTTCTCGCTGCATGAAATGCTTCCCCCTGCCATATTTCTTCCATTGGTGTATCAACTACATTGCCACACTTATACCATCCAACCCAATCATTACAGCAAACAGCGACATTACCATCCCAGCGTATAGACATTTCACGGAAAGGTTTTGCACAGCGTTTACCATCTTGTTCATGGTTTAAATGGAAAGCGTTACCAGCGTGGTTACTGACTTGGGCATGGGTTCCGCTTGTAGCGAGCGTAAGATCCATTCCAACAACGATAATATGTTCTGTAACTTTTCGTCGTTGGTGAGGGTTTGCGTTACGTTCTGCAGGGTATTCGTATACAGGGTATGGACCATTATATCTCTCCTTTATCTTATCCACTATTTTGATACGATCATAATTATCAAGAAACAAAACATTAAGCCCTGCTTCCATCAGCTGGTTGACACTTTTTTGAGTGTCGCGTAAAAGACCACCGCCATTGCTTGTCATCATAAGAGAAGTTTTTGGCAACTCCTGACGGAACAGTCTAATCATATCTATAAAGAAAGGGTGCATAGTCGGCTCACCGTGCATGGCAAACTCTAGCCGTGGGTTCCATCCTGCTTCTTTTATACGGTCACAAATGGATCTAGCTCTTTCTATTGTTAAATATCTGTAGGGAGCAGAGGCTTTACCGTGTATGTTTTGTGGACCATCTGCTTCATTTTCACGTATGGACTGTATGCCGCAAAAAGAGCAAGCAAGGTTACACCCCTCTGTTAATTCTATCTGAATAGAGTTGGGTGGGTCTTGGTGATAGTTAGATTGCACCGCCATCTTTAGCTGCCTTTCTCCATTGAACACGAACATCCCAACGTGTTTTCATACCTTCCCATCCTGTTTTAGTTTCTTTCTGCACTGCTTTTACATACAGTGGAAACTCTTCAGCTAATGCCCTACTTGCTTTTTCTTGTAACTCTGCATTGCGGTATGAACTACAACCACCAGCCGCACCAGAAGCACCACGTTGATCCCATGTCCAATCTACAATCACAGCATTACGATGCCCTAGCTGAAACAGTTTAAGAGTAACGTAATAATCTTCCATTAAGTCCATAGTATCATAGCGTATGCCTAACCCATGAATAATTTCAGGACGTATAGCATGAACAGCATTTTGTCGCATACCGTACTTGACTGTATCGGGAAAGTGCTTATCATTCATTTGCCGTGGGCTGAGACCAACATGGGTATGGTTCATTAACAACCACTCCATACGCTCCCACAATTCGTGCATTTCTTCTTGGGTTGTTTTTCTTAAGTTGGGAGCCATCCCATGTATACGGCGACCAAATATAAGATCGTCATCCAAAACAATAATTTTATCATGCCCTGCCTCCAAAGCGTGTTCTAATATGAACTGCCTAACATTATTGATTCCTGTTATCTCGCCACGATTTATACAATCACGACCTTGTTTAATGTGCCAGTTTACCTCCTCCTGTGGGCATACTAGAGCAGCATACTCTCTGGCTTCCGGACCAATACTATCCCAAGTAATTTGGTTATTCATCCTGCCCCTAGTTGGAATATATATTGGTATCATATCTCATCCTCATCGAATCTTATTTGGCCTTCCAATACTGCGGCCTCTAACTCTTCATCGGTTAAATGTTCTAACTCAAACATCGTTGGTTTTTTCCTTGGTTTTAATTTTCTTTTCTTTGGTTTCACCAACTTCAGTTGAGGCGGCTCTTTCAGCTTTTGCGGCTGCAATACTTCCAATGTCCGATAGCTGTACTTGCATTTCTGACAGATCCTCTTCCTCCGTATCGTGCTTTCGTAGGATCGACTGTCTACGACGGAAGATCTGCCATTGCATTTTGGACACAACATATTTACGCCACCTCCCCATTGACAGCCTCCAGCATTGAACCTTGTAATCCATTATACTTACTGCGAGGAGTGCCTTGACCAAGACGTACACGCTCATACTTATCCCACTCGCAAAGGCTGTGTTCAATACAACGCATATCCACAGCCAGAGTCGGGATGTGATCGCCAAGATAACGGTGCGAATCTTCGAGTAAATCGTGCATCTCCCTATTGCTTTGATAAGCACCTAACGCTTTTGTAAGAGGTCTATCATGGATTCTATTGAGGCCTCGTTTTGCTCCTGGACCTGCGTTTGCCCAACTAAAACGGTCTTTTGCCTTGTCCAATACAGGTGTGTAGTTGAGGTCGGTAACCACCTCGTATGACATAAAACCTCCTCCTCCCCACCCTTTATACTTAGCCATCGCTTCATGTACCGCTTGGAGCGACTGCGTTTCGGCGGCAATCTGCGCCAACGCTTCTTTGTTCTCCCATATTGGCGAAAGGAAATGGTCAACTACTACCTCTGATTTTGGTGCTTTGAGTCCTTGGTTAGTGATTATATAAGCACCCGTAAAAGTCCGTAAACCCTGATCAAGCCGAGCCTTTATCAAGTCCTTAGTAAAAGTAGGGTTAAAATCGTGCGACCAACCATGTGCATCAGCAAACTCGCTAGTACCGACCATACGAAACATACAGCAATTAAATATTATTTCGCCATGTGGACGGTTACTATTTGGTTTAGTAAAATTCTGTCGCATCCATACAGTGACCCTATCATTCTCACGGAAAGGATTGGTAAACTTATAATCGCGTAATATAGGGTCATCAGTCCAAGGGGCTGGTTGCCCCTTGGCTCGTTTTTGGTAAATAGCGTGACGCTCGTTTATCCAGTAGCAGAACCTTTCTATGTTCTCCATAATTATTCTCCTAGCTTAATAGCACCTTTTTCAATAGCAAGGCGAATATCAACACTATTGCCTCCTGGACTTAATGCTTTCATAGCGGCAAGGGCTTCACCCACTGTATCTGATTTTACAAGGGCTTCAAAATTGTGCCACCGATTGCTACCTTCACGATAAGGATTTTGGTACACACCTGAAGCACCAGCGATCACAAGTATCTTTGCATTTGTATTATACTTGGATTTAGCTACACGCTTTGGTTTATCCTTGGGTAGGGCATCTATAGCTTGCTCAGCAAGAGGAGGAGTGCCATCGGCTTCGAGGTTTACTACTTCAGCAGTCATTTGTTTCTCCTTTGAAACAGGTTTATATTTCTTAGCTCGCTCATGTACAAACTCAGCAAAGTTTTTATGAAAGCTAGGATAGTTAGGCAGGGAACATTCACCCTGAGTGGCAGCAACCACACTCCGTAACTCTTCTTCACTGTACGTATCCTGTAATTGTTGTACTTCTGAGAATACAATACTGTGTTCATTCAGCTCTTTACATCCTTTTAGTTCGCGTAAAGATTTGAAAACAAAGTAAGAATACGCATCGTTACGGTTACTGGTAATGTCATTTTCTAACACCGCATATGTTTTGATAGCTGCCATAACTGCCTCCTTTCTATGGGGCTAATATATAAACTCTAACTACATATAGGGAATCAAGCAAGCCCTAATTACTCCAATGCCCCACTAAAAGTTATCTTCTAGCAGGGCATCGGGCGAGCGGTGAGCTTCTGCTCACCACCACATTTTAAGCAGCATACTCAAGTGCTTTGGTCATAGCCTTACGCTTAGTGCTCGCAGCTGAACCAAACCATGCAGAGTTAAGTGCATGGTCACGAGTCTTAGCTCGCTTTTGGTGATCCATAACATAAGTAACACCATTCAGTGCTCCCCACCAAGTACCCTTGGCAGACTTTAGGTCATGTCCTGGAGATGTTTCAATAGCCTCCAGTATAGACTGGGAGGTTTTAGTAAACTCCTCATGCAGAGGTGGTAAGTCAGCTTCCTTAGACTTAGCACGTTCAATAAGTAGTTTAGGTTGGAACAACTCGGCAATGTAGTTATCGATCTGCTCTTTGGTAGCTCGCTTACTAGCAAGGAACTCTGACTGTTCTTGGAACTTAGTCATTTGCTCACCACTAATACCGAGGGCAGTTTCAGCAGCTTGCATAATTTCCTCGTCAAACATTTGTAAATGCAATACACGAAACTTACCAGTCATACCCTCTTGGTTAAGAGCTAGGGTAATCGTATTGTTACATACAACACGGATAGGTGTGAACATTACAGTCATAGCTGTGCCGACCTTATGGCTATTTGCCATAAGTAAGTAACCTTCAATATCATCACCGCCAGCCAGCTTGAAGCCTTTCTTGATTTTAGCCAAGCCCCAAACACGCTCACCATCACTTAGGCTACCAGCCGTATCCATCTCCATATGCCCTGCTTCAGTAAACTTTTTAAAAAAGGACATTGTTTCGTGGTTTTGGAAAGGTACAAACCCTTCACCACAGTGGGATAGTACACGGTTATCTGTATCACGAACAACTACATAATGTTCGTTAGCGCGAAGCATAGCTGCTTCACCGCGTGGGTCATTAAGATCCCATGTATTTGGTTTATCCGCATAATAGATAGGACGTTTACTTACTGTCCAGTCAAGCCCTGCGGCTTTGAGCATCTCTTCAGGTGTAAGGTTATGCTCAACTTTTTCACCAAGCCCATGCCAAGGAACCTGTCCTGCATAAGCCATTGTTTCTACCATATGTGCCATAATGTATCTCCTTTCTATAAGATGTTAAGCACTGGTGTCAATCGTAGGCAACACATCAAAATCGGACAAAGCAATGTCCAACCAACAAGTATTACCCTCGGAACTGGTTGCGATGTGGCAACGCATCTCCACATCATTGTGTAGCAGTGTTTCAATAATCGGAAACTTTAGGCCATCTGACAAACGCTTTACAAACTTAGGCTCAACTGTACGGTTAGCCTTACGTTGAATAGCACGGTCATTTAGCCGTGTGAACTGCTCTTTGGTTAAGTATTTTACTTCTGACATGTAATAAGCCCCTTCTATGGCTGTTTAAGTTATGCCCCTATTAAATAAGTGTACGCTTTGGAGCGCAACCACAAACCACTCCACATGACAATTATGCTGGGATTTGATAGCCACGGCTGTACATTGGATGTACCAGATGTAGATGTTGTAAAGCGCGAGTAAGCCCCACATAAAAAACGCGAGCCTCATCCAAATGTTCGTTCTCAAACTTTCGCCACATAGAATAGGAACGACGCATAGTATCAGTGAGAAGCATAACGTGATCAGCTTGCGCTCCTTTTGCAGAATGAATCGTAGAGATTCGGATACGAGGCTCCTCCGTTAATGACTCACCTTTACGGAGGCAAGCCATAATATACCTTTTATCATTTTCTGATATTTTACCCAATCCCTCATCCCAAGGTAAGGTATGCAATAAACCATGGAAATCTAACAGGTCTTGCATAGTATAACGCTGGTCAGATTGTCCTTTACTAAAAGTCTTATGCCCATACTCAACTTGGCTACCTAATAACATCTGGCTGTATATTATACGCACCTGTTCAGCATTGAGCGAAGAACCATTCCTCATGTTTTCCCATAGACGCACAGCCTCTAAAACTTTACCATCAATAGATTTACTGCCATTATAGACATATAGGTGACCTCTACGACGCACTTCCTCTTCTATTTGTTTTGCGCCTCTGGTTGTACGGCTTAGTAAAAGCCACTCACCACTGCTCATATCTACTTCTTCGGAGTGCCTATGCCAGTTAATACAACCATCCTCATCCCGTGGGTTGAACTCTTTGGGTCTACGATCAACTACTCGTTGAATAACTTTTTGACTAAGTGTATGGTGGCTGGCGGGAATCCTGTAACTTTGATCCAGCACAGTGACAGAACCTTGCAGCCCTATGAAATAGTCTACATCTGCACCCGCATAACGGAATATGGCTTGGTCATCATCGCCAGCTACAAACATCTCTTTGGAGTTAGCCTGTAATAAATGAACCATACTCCACTGTAATGGTGATAGATCTTGTGCTTCATCGATAAATACAACCTCTAGTTTTGGTGCTAACTCTCTATAACAAAATTGTTCAAGCATATCAGTATAATCAAAAAGCTGGTATCTATCTTTCCACGCTCGTAACCCTCTATCTACATAATCCACCCTTGCCCAATCTGTTTTAAGTGGCACAGTAGATTCATTGTAGGCTTTGCGTAAAGGCTGTTGCAAAATCCTAGATATATTAATAATCTCTAAAAACTTATCACCATAACCAAAATCTTTGTACGGACCTTGGTCAGTAAGCCCTGAGTTAAAAAACCCACCTATCTTTAACCACTCACCAATCTCAGGAAACTTATCAGCAGTCATAATCTGGTTATGGTTGATACCCATCTGCATAAATGCCAAGCTATGAAGAGTACGGAAAAAGGGTAAATCGCGCCTATGCAATTTAAACTTTTCACAAGCACGATCAATAGCCTCACTTGCTGCACGACGAGTAAAACCAAAGTAACCTATGCGATCTGGTGGAACACCTTTTTGTAAATACTCTTCGACCTTATTCAGTAAGTAGGTTGTTTTCCCTGTTCCTGGAGGTCCGAGTATTATATTCATCAGAGTATTTCTTCTTGCTCTGGTAAATCAGGTAATGCTAATGGCTCTTGGCTATCTGCAAAGTAATCCTGTGGTAATGACCACACATGGACACCTTTGTTTTTCACACGCCAAAACATTTTTTCTGCTTCCAACCCTTGCAATCTTAGAGTTATTTTATTTGAAGAGTAATGGTTAAAGTCGTTTACTGTTAAATGCTTTTTAATATCTTTAACTTGGAAAAATACTTTCCCATCAAGCCAAACAGCAACACCTTGTAACACATCTTCACGCTCTGTACCTTTAGCTCTATCAGTGCAGAACTGTGAAAGTAAATCTTCAAACTCCCCTTTTATTGTAGCGTCAGGTGGTACTTCCACAATAGTTAAGTTATCTAATAATAACTGTATTCGTGTCTGCCACGCTCTTTGGCTAACAGCAATCGGCAATTTATTTATTTGTGATACACAATCTTTTTGGAATCTTGTCTGGCTAATCAAACCATCAGTACTAAGTTCAACACGCTGACCATCAACGTCTAATATCCATATAGGTGGATCACCATCAATCTTTGTTAGGCTTGACATCTGGTTTTGTACACCAGCCGGACCAACACCAAATTTACGAGTAACGCATATATCCTTATTACAAAAGGGTTTGATAGGTTGGTCATCGCATTTGTAATAGTAATCTTTACGTTGTAACTGTTTGATTACTGCACCTACCTCAGTATGACTGAGTGGTGGCTGTAAGTAATCCACATTGTATCTTTGCACTAATGCTTCCCAATTATCAGAGTCAAACATCCTTGCATACACACCAAGGTTAAAGAGAGCATTGTTGCGTGAGCCTTCGCCAAACCCCTGTTGGCAAAGTTCATTCAGGCAAGGTGGACCATCCTTTAACTTAGGTTCTGGTTCTGATATACGATACTTTTCAAAGTCCTCGGGTGTGATTAAATACTTAGAGGCTTTAGCTACAAAATCTTTGGGCGACATAAGTTCACCCTTAAAATCATAAACAGAGCGTGTGCTTAAATCACCTTTGAAATATGGCATATTCAAACCATTACCAGTATCCCCACGGTCTACTAGAATGGTTGTTTGTTTAGGGAATATTTCACCCTCAGCGTGTCCTAATGATGCAGCTAACTCGGTAAGTTTAGATTGCACAAACTCAGCTTGCAGCGCATCTTTAAAGAAAAAATAAATATGAGCACCACCGCTTTTACTGCGACCTACCCACCCTATGATTTTGGCTTCTTTTAATTTATTTACTAATGATTTATGGTCAACACTGTAATTATCAATATCAATAGCACCCCATTTACACAGACTGTCATCCCGTATGGGTATGATGCCAAGACCTTGTTTACCATCAAGATGCTGTTGCCAGAGTTCTTCTGTGGGTGGTTCTTTTATGATTTTGTATACGCCTAGACGTTTACCATCACCGCGCTGTTCATCAGGGTTAAACACCCCATGAGCGCGTTTATTACCATCAAAAAGTTTTAAAAACTGTTCAGCTAATGTCATTGCTTTCTCCAATGAAAGGGTGGGAGAGTAGTGTTAGTTGATACCTAGACACTACCCTCCCGAGCAACCTAGAGGCGATCAACCCCCTTGGTTGTACTTAAAAAGGCACATCATCATCGGGTGCTGTACCTTTATCCTCAGGTGCAGGAGGGGCTGTTTCTTTAACCTCTACTTCACCAGCTTTTACTGATTTAGCAAAAGCTACAGCCATCTCAAACACATTAGCTTCTTCTGCATTACCAAGGCTTATCGGACCGATCTTACTAATTTCCCAACCGAACCAATTACCTTTATCATTGCTTTCAGCAACAGTAGATAGCTGGTATTTATGGGACATCATAGGCAAAGTATACGGACCGTTTTTACCCTGTGCCGTAAGAGCTTGCATTTGTGTAACCCATTTACGAGCCTTCTTAAGCTGTGTGCTAGACATAGTAATCAGGCAACGCTGTGGACCATCATCGTCAAGCAGGATTACAAAGAACTGTGCGGTATTAGTGAGTATATTACCATTTGGCAGAATATCTTCACCACGCTCATTCTTTGTTGTTGTATTCGTAATAGGGTCATCTGGATGGTATGAACCAAAATAACCACCACCTTTTTCCCTTGGAGCCCACTCTACAAACCTACGATTGTAATAGCATGGGACTACCGTCACACCCTTCTCACCATCGTATACTTTATTAGCTACCGTATTGAACATCATACCAGCTTCAGCACCCTCAACATAAGCACCATCACGCTTATTCACTTGTGGACTAAGTTGTGCTAGTATCCGTAAAAACGGTACAGCCATATCTTGGGAAGTGGTTTCTTCAAAACCCAACCCACCTAGATCTTCAAACTGTGCTACTGCTACAGCAGAAGACTCTTTCTTTGCTACTTCTGTTGCCATATCTACCTCCGTATTTTGGCTCGCTGCCCCACAAATATTCCTAACAGGTCATACGGCAAATTCTCACCTTTTTCTACCTGTTCCTTCACAAACGACTTGAGAGTCATGGGTTCAACCCAAGTCTTAGTTTGTGTTTGCAAACCGCGCTGTTCAAGCTCGGCAAGCAAATCTTTAGCAGAGTTATCCTCACCACGACCAAAAGCCGCTGTAACGTGGTTCTTAATTAGCGAACCATGCCCTGCTTCGGTAAGCCATCGAAAGGCTTCATCCTGACGGTCTTTAGCAATGCTTGCACTATAATAAGGTGCAACAGTAATCTCACTGCCATCCTCCATCTTGAGTTCAGTAACACCATACTCTTGCAAAGCTGCTGGCAATAAATCTTCTGCCACTTTACGATGCTCACGTTTAGCGTCCTTTAACTCTAACTCTAGATCAGCAATGCGTTTTTCCAACGCAATTTGTTGTTTGCATAGGTTACTCACAGTGCTGATACCTGATTGATTTATGCTGGTTAGGTCTCCAGCTACACTTTCAAAGTCCATTATACAGACTCCTTCCTATGATACAGATCCACTTCCAAAGGGTAGTAGCGTTCCTCTAGCCTGTCCCACTTTAATGCTTTGAACCTACCGTTATTCAAACGAGCTGCTTCTGCACAGGCAATGCCTATACATAAAGGGTCACCTGACATTAATAGGTAATCATTATCATTAAAGTTACGAAGACCACGAGCAATCCTACGCACCGTTGGCTGAGTGCTGAATGAAACCTGTTCCTTGGCCGGAACAAGTATCTGCAAGTCACCAAAGGCAACTGCATCTGTGATATCTCTACCACGCACTTCTTGTGTAATGTAGACTGTCACGGCTTTCTACTCCGCTGCTTTCTATGCTTGGCATTATTACCAAACACCTACACCCTACACTTTTATATATAGGGGTAAAACAAAAAAGTTATCTTACTGATCAATCCGATATTTTAATATCTGATATCTGATATCTGGGTTTTGTTCGTTTACAAATACTTACTTTGAGCCCCTACGCGAGATATACTAAGAACATAAAAAGCTATGCAAGATTTTGTTTCCTGTGCTATTATAAAAAGTACCCAATAGAAAGCGGTGTCATGCGTTACAAATTTAAGCACCAGCCATATGAGCATCAGCTCGAGGCTTTGAAAAAATCTTGGAATAAGAAAGAATTTGCTTACTTCATGGATATGGGGACAGGCAAATCAAAAGTTCTTATTGATAATATGTGTGTACTCTACGACCGTGGAGAGATTACTGGTGCATTGATAGTAGCCCCTAAAGGTGTATACCGAAACTGGGAGCAAGGTGAACTGCCCACGCATATTCCAGAACATGTCATGTATGATACTGTACTGTGGAACCCTAATCAAACTAAAACACAAATAGAAAAACAAAAGAGGTTATACCAAGTAGATGATAACCTTAAGATATTTGTTATGAATGTAGAAGCCTTCAGCACTAAAAAAGGGTGTACTGAAGCAGAGCGTTTTTTAAATTCACATCAGTCACTTATGGCTATAGATGAAAGTACCACTATAAAAAACAAAGATGCCAAACGCACAAAGAGTATAGTGAAAATAGGTAAATCAGCGCACTACAAACGCATACTGACAGGGTCTCCAGTAACTAAAAGCCCCATGGATTTGTACACACAAGCTGAGTTCCTTGATGAATGGTTATTGGGTCATAGTAGTTTTTTCAGTTTCCAATATGAGTATGCCATCGTACAAAGGCGTAGTATGGGAGCGCACAGTTTTAATCAGGTAGTTGGCTATCGTAATTTAGATAAGCTGAATGGTATACTTGAGAATTTTAGTTACAGAGTAAAAAAGGAGGACTGTTTGGATTTACCAGATAAAGTGTACATCAAACGCAGTGTTGAACTGACTGATGAACAAAAATCAGTATACAATAGTTTGAAAACTTTTGCTCTTGCCCTGTTAGAGGAAGGCTCAGTAACCACTGATACAATACTCACACAATTACTTAGGTTACAACAAGTATGCTCAGGCCATGTAAAAATGGATGATGGTGTTATGAAAACTTTTAACTCTGCGAAACTACCAGAGCTTATGTCTGTATTAGAAGAAGTAGATGGTAAAGTTATTATATGGGCGAACTTTACGCATGATATAAAAACAATAGAACAAGAAATATCTAAAGTATATGGTGCTGAAACAGTTGCTACATACTACGGTGAAACAGAGAGTGATGATCGGCAATCTATTGTAAATCGCTTTCAGGATCCTGATAACCCTCTCAAATATTTTATTGGGCAACCACGGACAGGTGGTTATGGATTAACGCTTACAGAAGCTAAAACAGTAGTGTACTACAGTAATAATTTTGACCTTGAGATAAGGTTACAAAGTGAGGATAGAGCTCACCGTATCGGTCAAACAAGTAAAGTTACTTATATAGATATTGTTGCTGATAAAACTGTAGATGAGCGTATACTTAAAGCCCTGCGTAACAAAATTAATATAGCCAGCCAAGTGCTTGCAGAAGATTTTAGGGAATGGATTGTTTAAGAAGATTTCATAATCATGTAAATCATTCCTATAAAAAAGAGGATAGCAACAAGTAGCGCACCACTAATTGTGAGAACTTGTTTCATATTTTCAGCACGTTCTCTTTCTTCTTGAATTCTTTTACGACGAGCTTCAGCCTCTGCCTCTTTAGCTTCGCGTATACGTTTAGCTCTTTCATCCACAATACTTCTCCATGTGCCGTGACCGAACCGCAAATCAACCATACTGGCTATTTCTTGCATTTGTTCTTTAGCTAATTTAGCATCAATGACTTCTTGAGCAACATGCTTAATGCCAAACTGTTCACCAACACCAACTCCAGACTGTTGGTTACGACGTTGTTGGACTTGTTTCTCTCCTTCAAAGAGCTTGTCTATAAAACCCGCAATCTCTCCAACATCATTAGCAGTGCCAATCGCGCCTTTGATGCCATCAACAGCACTTTTGAATAAGGCGATCCCTGCGAGAGCAGTGGATATAGGTTCCATGTCATACTTCTCTCATCCTTTGAACTAACCGTTCAGCGCGATTAGTTACTTGACGATACCATTTTGAGTCAACCATTTCATCAGCTGCTTGTTGCCAATCACGTGCGTCAACACCAGCCTTCATTCCTTTAAATTTACTCAAACGTGGATAGCCCATATTGAACATCATATTTGCTATTATTAATTGCACTTCTTCTGGTAAGGAATCAAAGTCGGGGTACAATCGTTCACAGTCTGAAATGACTGTTTCAACATCTTTATTAAAGCACTCTGCGACTCTATCTGCTGTGATAAATGTTCCGACTGGACGGTTATATTCTTCGTCAGATTCAGTGACCAAGTGACCAATCCCAAAAGTAGGCAGACCCAAATGATCCAAGTATATTTCATACTTACACCCCTCATCTGCTTCAATTTGTTTTCTAAGTATTTCTAGATCCATTAAACTATTCCCATAATACCTTGGTTACGACGATTTGCTATTGCACCACCTAACTCATCTTGTGGGAATAGACTAGAAAAATTTGTAATACCTGTGCCACGACCAGCCATTTTCATAGGTTTTGCGGGTGGTGGAGCACTCGCTATTGGTGGAGGTGGTGGAGCAGCTACCGTTGGTGCGCTCACTACTTGTGTAGGTGCAGCAGGAGTAGTAACAGCGGAAAACTGATCACCCATCTCAGGTGGTTGCCCTGTGCGCTCTACTTCCTCTTTTGGTGTTTCTACATCTTTACTAAAACTATCACCTAATTGACCAAGTATATTGGCAAATACATTACTTCTTCGTTTATTCCAAAATCTTCCTAATCCAGGTTTACCACCGTAGAGTTTTTTCAGTTGGGAAACAGAGGGAGGTGTAGCAAAAACACTTGCCATAATATTATTCTGCAAAATAGTTCTGAATGCTTCTATTTTAAGTTTAGCGGCTCCAGAAACAGCAGATGCAGCTTGTATTTGCCCACCAGCATCTATCTGAAAACCAGCTAAAAATGATGAATATATCTGATTATCTTGTAAGTCTTGAATGTAAGAAGATGCCTTTTTATCATAAGTAGGAACATCGCCTTTTATTGTAGCTGATTGAAATAAGGGTTTAAACTTACTATATTGACCTGAAAAATTCGTAAGATCTGTAAAAGCCTGTGCTAAAGGAGCAGGGCTCATAATATTCAAACCTTGTTTATCATAAGTTGAGTTAGCATCTAATATTTGTTTGAATATTGCTGCTCGCATATCGGTAGCTGTTTTACCATTTAATCCGCCATTTCTATTTACAAAGTTGATTATTTCGGCCTCTGTCATCTCATTAATAGATGTTAAAGCTCGTTCACCAACTGTCATCCTGCGGGACATCGCAGCATTGATGCCATCAGATTGTAACCATGATGATTGCCTAGCTATATTTTCTAGAGCTTTACGGTCACCAGCATCAGGGACCATTTTTGCAAATAGATCATTATCCG